GGTAGTAGCGGTCAGTGCTGGGGTCAACGCCAATCGCGTCCAGAGTCGCACCAGCGCCCGCTACGTCAGACCACGCATCTACAGCAGTACCGTGAGTACCGTAGCGCAGGGAAGAGTTCTTCAGCATGAACGATGCAAAGTCCAGTTCAAGGTCAGTCACGATACGCCGAGCCATCGGAGCCAGGATGTCCTCAAGCTGGTCTAGTTGCAGAGCCTCTTCCACGTTGCCCCATTCGGTAGCAGCGGTGAAGTAGTTCTGTACAGTACCAGTTGCCTTACCAGCAATGATCTCGCTCTTGGTAGAGGAAGAGATGTCACCGCCAGCGGTACGGATGGTCTTGTAGTCATGGGGACGCTTGAAGTCCACAGTGCTACCAGATGACGGGTTGAACTTGTCAGCCAGAAGCTGAGTGTCAACAGTCTTTGTGATTACCCGTGAGTTCTCAAAAGCATCAAGGAACACACGGGCAACTTTACGGGTTACGTTACTGCTTAAATTATTAGCCATTTCCTCACCTATTCAAATGTTGCCCCCTTCGGCCCTTTCGGTTTGACCTGTACGCCAGAAGGCTGAGGTCTACGGATTGGATCAGGAGCGTTAGTAAACTTTGGTTTAAGGGCAGCAGCCTTCGACTTAATCTCGGTAGCAATCATGACCGCAGCTCTGGTTGGATGCATTTGTCGCAGACTGTCCAAAAGACCTATGTTCTGCGAAAGATACTTGGTGATCAGTGGGCCGTGATCATCCTCTAGGATGTACTGCACCAATGAGTCCTCAATTCCAAACTGACCTACAATCGATCCTGCTGCCTGAAGCTCCTCGGCTTTCACTCCAAGGGTTTTAGCCCTCTGAGCGTAGCTTTGTACCTTCTCAACTAAAACCTCTTGCTGCTTTTGTGCTGCCTCCTGAGCTATTTGCATCTGCTGGTTTTGCAGCATTTGCATACGCATATCATAGGCAGCAGCGGATATCAGTGCCTGCTCTCTGTGCATGATCTGCCGCTTGTACTCTTCGTCAGAGACAGCAAACGGGTCAGGCAGAGCCGGTACGTTAGGCCGCGACTGAGTTACAGGACGCTCAATTTCTTCTAGGCGCTTTCGCAGTTGTTCGGCTTCTCGCTCCATCTCTCGGAGCTTAAACGTCTTCTTGCCAATCGCTTCGTCAAAGATGCGTTGCTGCTTCTCAGTAAAGATCGGTTTATCGTGAGTCTCCTCACTATCCGCTGACGATTCGGAATCATCCTCGACATCTTCTTCAATGTCGGCCTGATCTTCAGCCTGGTTAGTTTCAACTGGCTCCTGCACTTGTTCGTCAGGAGTGTCATCAAAATCATAGTCCGCTGGTTGCGTCATAGTTTGCCCTTATAGGTGAGATGCCCAGAAAAGGTCTGGTGGCCTTTAAACAATTTAACACTGTTCGTCAAAAAGGACAACAGTTAGCGGTTTTCGCCACTATTCAAGAAATTGGTACACATTTTCTGGAATTAGTTCTATCTCAGAAGCGCCTTCTGGCGCACCGTCCGGATAGTTAAAGTCCAAATATCTCTGCTTTGTTACGGGGCCGCCAAGTACATTTTTTAAATAGTTGTAAACGGCATCATCTGGCCCAGTCTGGTAAGCTGACCCCGCCTGCCTCATTAAGTATTGCATCCTGCATCCCTCTCTGCGTGATATTGCCTCTTTTAAACTCTTGCATTATATCATTTATGCCACCTAACAGTGCTTGATTTCTTTTTTGCTCTGGGCTGAATAAGCCTCTTGCACCCTCCCACGCTATAGACTGCGCCTGCCTCGGAAGTAATTGGTTAGCACTTGCAAATTCTCGATAAGCATCTGCAAACACAGGATAAGTTCCCCTAATTCCCGTTACTGCGCTTCCAGCAGCCGAACCAAGATTATGCGAAACCTCTGGCGCACTTCCACCCAATGGCCTTAACAATGCACCAGCGACTGCGTGTGTATCTGCTGTAATACTGGACGGGTTCGATGGGGCAATTATATTGTTATAAAAGTTTCTAACCTTGTGCTGCTCTCCCATCTGACTAGATATATTTTCTATGTTTGGGTTGTCAAGAACCCTAACTGCTTTAGCTATTTCGCCAAAAGAACCCCAAGCAATACTTCTTGGCTCCCCCTTGCTAGTCATATACAGGCCAAGTTTGTCACCCTCTGGGGAATAGATATTGTAAGACCTTGGGTTGTAGGTCTCGTCAAACATTCTGATAAATATTGACCTCTCGACTGGGTCTTGTATGTCAGACAGCCTCATGCCCTTTATTCTTTCCAGTGCGCGTAAATGGTCTGTTTTACCCTCTAATTTTGCGCTTGCCGTTCTGACCATATCGCTATCAAACACATGGTCAGCTCTGTTCTTGTAAATATCCAACACTCTTTCAGCCAGTCCGACATTTTGATACCAATCTTTTTGTGGGGACATTGATGCGATAACCCCAGCAACAGCCTCATTGTTTACCCCGTATATAGACGCAAGCTCATTGGCTTTTCTGTTTGCTCCGTTGTACCACTGAGCAGACCTTTGCCTAATTTCTGGAGGCATTTGGTTATAAAGAAACTCTAAATTCAATACTGAGTGTTCCTTCATTGAGTTTATTATTTCGTCAGGGGATGAAGATGACCCTTGGTAATTTGGGTATTGCGACATTGTTTCAGCTATTTTCTGAGTTTGCTTTGGGTCAGTCTTTAGTGCATTTATATCTGCAACCAAAAAGTCTGTCATTGGATTCTCTCTTGCACTAACTGCTGTCGGGAATCTCTCTGATATAACTCTTCCTTCCAATAAATTAGGCTCCACGGCCATCGGCATCGCAGACTGATTAGGAATGTCTAATCTGCTACTTATCGCACGACTTGCAGCATCCCCCGCCACCGGCAGCATACCCAGCATAGTCGCCCCGCCAAGTATCGCAGCAGTGCCGTAGTTACCCTGCCGGTAAGCGTCTCTAGCCTCGTCAATGGCAAGCGCATCACCAACAACAGGCGTGAAGTCAGCAGCAAGCCTGCCTGCACCAATAAGCCCTTCTGCTCGCCTAGTTGCTTGCGCTCTTCTGGCTGGGTCTTCACTGCTGCCGCCAAACATGTCATACATGGTGTTAAACGCCCTGCCTCTAAATGTCTCTTGAGGCATCGGTGCAGTAGGCATCTGACCCTGCTGTGTAAGGATGCGATCTCTTGCGCTTGGTAACAATGTGCGTAGTGCTGACTCGGCCATGATTAATACTCCTCGTCCTCTTCTTTTGCTTCCCAAGCCTGACACACTCGCAGGTTGTGGCAGACGAACTCAAACTTAGTGCAGTAGCCTCGACCGCCGCCATCAGCGTCATACTCATCCTCTGGCACTACTTCCATCATCTCCAGCTTTTCAGGGGAGTTGTTAAAGTATTCACAGTTGCCACACATCTGCCTTCTAGCCTCGGCTGGCTTCACGCTCCACGCCCTAGCCATCATGCGATAGTAGTCAGTGTTGTCGGTGATTGTTTCCTCTGGGCCAAACTTCCAGTTCTCAATCACGTTGGCTCGATTCTCTCGGTTGGTCTTAGCAGTGAATGGCTCTTCTTGCTGGATAATGATGGTCATGCCTTCTAATGGGTTCACTTGTTATCTCCTGAATGGTGTCAGCGCACTGACCAGTTTCATCTCGTTGTCAATCTGCATACCCTGCACCTGTACGCTATCCTTGTTGATTCTAGCCCCAGCCTCTTGCGCCTTGATCTGTGTGTTCATGCGCTGGGTCTGTGCGTTAAATGTTTCCAGTTGCAGTGCGGCCTGATCAGCCTGATTACTGAGTTGCATTTTCTGCGCCTCAAGTTGAATCTTGGCGGTTTCCAGTTGCAGCCTCTGAACCTCAACCTGCGCCCTCATCTGCTCTGCTTGCGCCTTAGCCATCTCAGCCTGAGCCAGTACCATTGCTGGGTCTTGCTGCTGCTCCTGACCCTGTGCGCTCTGCTGTAGCTGTGCGATCTCTTGCTCAGTCATCTGTGACTGCGGTATCAGACCCTGAGACATCATCTGGAGACGCTTACGCTCACCGATCTGGGTAGCTGCACTTGTTGGGATAGCGTTGAGCAGGATGTCGCCAGCCATACCGATAATTGACGGATCGACCTTGGCAATCTCAATGATTGTCTCAATAGTTTCCTGCTGACGGTTGCGGAACGATGCGCCAGCTCGACAGGTAACACTGTACTGACCTCTTGTTAGGTCGTTCAGCGTAATGATCTCACCAGTCTGGTTATCAATGACTGGCTCGTTGAGAACCTGCATCTCTGTTGAGCCATCCTCATAGAGCAGTCTGACCGTTCTCTGAGCGTCATAGACCTTCGGGATAGCCTTAACCAACAGGTCACCAGTGGCCGCAATAGCAGACTCAAGCGCACGGAAGTATTTGATTGTGCCGTTGTCGCCCTTGCTCTGGAGACGCTCGATTGCCACACCTGATTGTAAGCCAGGGTTATCGCCCATGTTGGCAGCAAACATGCCAGCAGTCTGACCAATGATCTGGCGCATTGACTCGGAGATGGTTCTCAGCCCTGGGTTAACTTGTGCGCCACCCTGCTGCTGTGGTGCGCCTGGCATCTCTGGATCGTTGTTGTAGAACTGCACTGGATCAGAGTTGGTGTTCAGGGTAGCCAGTGTGTCTTCATGCCCAGCAGCCTGAGTAAGTGTCATCCAGTATTTGGCTCTTGGAGCTAATGCGCCTTCTTCAATCTCTCTGGATAGGCTGTAGTTCAACACACGCTGTGGATCAAGTAGCTTCTCAACAACACCCCAATAGATGGTCTTGTTTTCAACGATTTTAAAGTTGCCGTAAACAGGTATGATTGGAATGCGATCAAATATGGTTTCTTCTTTCTCTTCTAGCCAGTCGGTCTGATCAAAGAAGTGCGAGCAGACAACAGTCTTGTAAGCCTCACGCCGTCTGACCTCTTCAATACCCAGTGCCGTTAGTTCGTCCTTGACCTTTTCATAGTCATCGTCAATTGAGTAGACAGCGCCATTGCTCATCAGCACAAGCTCACATGCCTGCTGTTCAGTGTAGAAAAGCTGCCCTACAACGATGACCTCGGCCTTGTCGTAGTATGCCTCACCCTCTCTGTCAATGGACACGGATGCCTGAGAGCCTTCTGGGTATCGCTTCATGTATTCCTGAACTGACATAGCATGAAGCAGGAAAGCATACTGAGCGTCAGACTTGTCTTGCAAATACGCAGCAGGGTCAAACCATACCCTATCAATGAAGTTAGCCACCGGCTCGATTACTAGGTCTTGATCAAACGATTGTGGGTCAGTGTACTTGTGCGATACCATCCAGCCATCGTAGCCAGCCGTTGCCATGCCGCGACCAGCGTTGATGTAGATGTCCTTGGCTCGACTCATGGCCTCAATGTTTCTAACCAGACCATCAATGACCATTGCCGTTTCTTTGGATGCTGGGCCAGACATTGGGCTGACCTTGATGTCAAAGTCTGCCTGCTCAATCTCAGCAGTCACCTGATCAACAATAGGGTTGACCATGTCAAAGGTGTATCTTGGCTTGCCAGCGTTGTTAGTCCACCAATATGGCTCCCACTGGCCGTCACGCTTATCGCAGAACAGGTTGGCCTCACGCGCTTTCTCACGGTTATCGTGATCAGCCTCCTGTGCGGCAGAGAGTAAGTTCAGGACTGTTTGATGACTATCAAAGTCGATCTGGTAATCAGTCTCTGTGTATTTAGCCATCATGACCACCCCTTAAAATTAATTTGCTTGACCTGCACTTTCTCGCCCTTCTTGCTTTGAGCGAACTGCCTGAAAGCGTCTGCGCCCTCAGAATGCTCGTCATGCAATGGCGCATCCATGAACCTGCCGTTGGTTGTACTCCACCGCTTTCGGTATCTGTCCAGATGAATAATCCCGGCTTTGCAGGCTGTCTCGTCGAACCAGACCGTAGCGAACGCATCGCGGGTTACTTGTATTCCATGATTGATCTCATCGACCCGTGGCACCAGCTCGATGTTCTTCAGCCCAAGCCGGTCTAGCATCTGCTGCGGCGAGACGTTGGCAAGCTGGCCTTGTCGCACATGACCGGCATCGTGCGGGAGGTAGTGTACACCCCAGACGTATCCAGTCTTCTG